AGCTGACAGTCCTGCAAGACTATCTAGGCACGACCACACAGCCTCCTATTGATCCGCCAGACGTGACTGAATACGCAGATGTCTACGAGCTTCTAGCTGCCCAGACGGGTGCTGTATTGTTTGACATAGACGATACGACATCTCTTCGCGTGGGCCGTGATGGTTCAGGCGGTGTCCCTGTTGATGGCGATCCTGTGGGCATGATGCTAGACGTGTCCGGAACTGGTGGTGCTACGGTTGCTGCGGCGACAGCGGCGCGGCCTGAGTTGGTGACTAATGGGACGTTTGATACCGACAGTGATTGGACGAAAAGCGCTGGTTGGACGATTAATGGAGGTAAAGCCACTTTTAATGCAGGTTCGGGGGCTGACTTAATCCAGACTGGTTTAACACTTCAGTCTGGAAAAACGTATTCTGTCTCCGCGTATATGACGCAACGAACCGGAGGCGGTTTTCGTTTTGTAATAGATACCTCTGGTTCTGCTGTTAGTGGCTACAGATCAACATCCGGTTTGCAAGAATTTATCTTTACGCTTTCTGCTAATTCATCGCGGTTAAGGATCGGCGCGCTTGGTGGGGCAGATTTTGATTTGGACAACATCTCCGTCAAAGAAATCTCATCCCACGCAGCCATAGCCCCATCGGACTCAGCCCGTCCAACCCTTGCATCTGTACTAGACACCACAGCATCAGAGCTGACGGATGATGGGACGAGGGGGGAGGAGTTAATAGCAAATGGTGGGTTTGATAGTGATAGTGATTGGATACCACAAACGGGCTGGACGATCAGTGGTGGCAAAGCGACGTTCAACGCGCCTTCTGGGAGCGAGATAAGGCAAACTGGCCACACGCTGGAGGCTGGAACAACCTATGAAATTACGTTTAATTTGACGCGACGCTCTGGTCCCGGAGTGATTGTTCAATTTTCTGGCGGTGGTGGCGCTGATGTTTCATCAACCATTGCAAGCTCCGGTTCTAATTCTATAACAATCCAGCCAACTAAAGCGAGAACAGATGTTAAATTTGTTGGGGTGGGTTCCTCTGACCTTGACCTAGACAACATCTCCGTCCGCAAGGTCAACACAGTCTTTGATGGGCAGCCCAACCTCGTCACTAATGGTACGTTTGACACTGACTCCGATTGGACGAAGGGAACGGGGTGGTCTATTGGGTCTGGGGTGGCGAGCCGTACAGGTGCAGGTAACTCTAATCTTTACACTACAAATACAATTAGCATTGTGGAGAATAGATGGTACTTTGTTCAGTTCTACGTTTCCGCATACACTAGCGGTCAAGTAAGGCCGATTGTTGGGGCTGGTGGTGTTGGAACCTCTGTCTCGTCAACAGGTTGGCATTCAGAATATATACGCTGCTCTGGAAGCCCTTACTTGTTTATGCAAGGCTTGTCTTTTGAAGGCTCCATCGACAACGTAATCGTCCAAGAAGTTCCAGCCTCCGTGGCCCGTGCGTTCTACCTCGACTTTGACGGGTCGGATGACAATCTAATCCTAGATGCCGATACGATTGCAGCCTCAAGTAATGCAACGCTCTACAAGACGTTCCGTGGGGATAGCACGGATACTAGTCAGATTATGTTTGGGACAGCTGGAGCGCCTTATATTCTGCTGGCAGAAAGTGGAAGCGGAAGCACAACTATAAGCACTGTTGGAGGCTCCCCTGTGTATCGTGAGGACGGAACCATTCCATCCTATACCACCCGAGGTGACGTCTTTACAGCCCTTGTGGACGACACGGACCACACCATCGGGGTCGAGGAGGCAGACCTCTCGGCAAGTGTAGGGTGGACTTCCTCCGGCTTCTACATCGGCGGGGAATATGACGCCACCTTCGGCAACACAGGCCGCCTCTACGCATGGGCCGCAGTAGACACACGCCTCGATGGTCGTGGCCGCGATCTCTTAGAAAACTTCATGATAGGAAAGAAACCCTCATGACCGAATACACAGTTCGATCTCTCGTAATTATCTGCCCTGTCGATCAGATAGAAGCTATCGACCAGATGGCAGGTTCCATTGGCTACAAGGCTGGGTTCTCTATCCCGCTATCAGCCGATGGTACAGGCGAACCTACACATAAAGGTCTACACGCCACCGCTCGCAAGCATTTCCTGTGGCTGGTAACAGGACAGCCGGACGCGGTTCCGTCTGTGACACCCGCCCCGGCACCTTTGACAGAAGAGCAATACGAGTCTGTAGCGGAGGCGGAAGCGGCACTCGTTTACCCTGACCCTGAGAGCGAAACCTTTGAGGCGGATAAAGCTTCTTATCACACACAGCTCACTGCTATTAGAAAGCCCGTTAATGATTACAACGCCGGGATGCGACGTAATCAGCAAGAACAAGCTGAAGCAAATGCGATTACGCTTGCTCGTTCAAACTATGATGCTATTAACGCAGCATTGCTGGAGTCTGCGACAGAGGAGGAGATAAATGCAATTCGTTCATCTCTCATTGTCAGCAGCGATCCTGTTGTGGATGATGTATCTCTATACGGCAGTGCTCACGTTAACCATGTAGCTTCTGCTAACAACCTACAAGTAATTGAAACGTCGGATGCCCCTTAAACGCGGATCCTCTCGACAGACCATTTCCAAAAACATCAAAACGGAAATGAAGTCAGGAAAGCGTCGCAAGCAGGCTATCGCCATAGCTTTGTCTAAGGCTGGTAAATCAAAAAAGAAAAAGAAAGGTTAGCTTTGTGTCCATAGAACAAACACTATTAACATGGTGGCCCCAGCTTACAGCGCTTGCGGCGTTTGTATTTTACCTTTCCAAGGTAAATGCATCTCAAGACGAGCGGGTGGCTCAACTTGAAAAAAAGGTAGAGAACTTGTTTGTTCTTTGGAACAAGCACATGGATTGGCTTCTAAGTGGGAAGAAAGAACCATGAAACCGGAAGACGTCCTGATCAAGCTAGGGCAGCACGAAAGTGAGTGTAATCTTCGATATCAGCGCATCGAAGAGCGTTTAGACGACCAGAAAGCTTCTTTAAGGGGTCTGGACTATAAGATTTGGGGCTTGGCTGGACTGATAATATTTGTGCCTTTTGCACAAAAGCTTCTGGGCTGATATAGTAAGTTTTTGGAGTGTCTACATGAAACCGTCTAAGGGTAAAGCAAAGGTCAAAGTAACCTCTTCCGGTAAGAAGGTTAGTTACGGTCAGGCCGGTAAAGCCAAGGGCGGTGGTCCGCGTGTAAAGCCGGGCACATCTAAGGGTGACTCCTATTGCGCTAGATCCTTGGGCATTAAGAAACGTTTGTCTAAGAAAAAACAAAACGATCCAAACACCCCCAACAATCTGAGCCGGAAGCGGTGGAAGTGTAAGGGAGCAAAAAGTGCCAAATAAAACAGCTACCCCTCGTGGCCTAACTTATTTTAAAAAGGGCGGCAAAGTTTCTGCGAAGTCTAAGGGCAGCAAGATTTGTCCTGAAGGCAAGGCTTGGGCGAAAAGAACTTTTGACACGTACCCGTCAGCTTACGCGAACTTGTCGGCTTCTAAGTATTGTAAAGACCCGAACTACGCCAAGAAGTCCAAAGGCGGTAAGCGAAAGGGCAAGTAGATGGGTGAGTTAAAGAAGTGGCTAGATGAGGACTGGGTTCGAATAGACAGCAGTGGCAACATTGCGGGCGAGTGCGGAACGTCTAAAAACAAGAAAAATCCCGACCGATGTCTGCCCCGGAAGAAAGCTCAAAGCCTTAGTAAGTCTGAAAGAGCTTCTACGGCGAAAAAGAAAAAACGCGAAGGCGGCAAGGGCAAGCAGGTTGTGTCTAACACACGGGCCGCTAAAGTACGTAAAATGGCAAAAGGTGGTGTTGTGGCAAGGGGCTGCGGGTCTATCCTTTCAAATCGCAGAAAAGTAACAAAAGGGTCTGTTTCCCGAGTTTAGGAAAAAGTAATGACAACATCTGGAAGCACCAACTTTGAGCTGGACGTAACAGACTATATCGAAGAGGCTTTCGAGCGTTGTGGCTTAGAACCTCGCACGGGCGACGACCTTAAGACGGCGAAGCGTTCTCTTAACCTTTTGTTAGCCGACTGGGCAAACCGTGGCTTGAACCAGTGGACGGTAAAGCAGCGTACTTTTACGGTTGCCGCCAATGACGGTGACTATGCGCTAGACCCGGACATCATTGACATTCTTTCGCTGACGGTCCGCAGAAGCGACACGGATTACAGCCTGCAAAGACTTAGCCGGTCGGACTTTCTGAACATACCAAATAAAACAACTTCGGGACGTCCTAGCCAGTTCTTTCTGGATCGTCAGATCACGCCAAACCTGAAGGTGTGGCCTGTGCCGGACAACAGCTCGGACGTAATTGTTTACGATGCGTTAACGCGGATACAGGACGCAGACACGTTTACAAACACAATGGATGTTCCTTTCCGGTTCTATCCATGCCTTGCGGCAGGTTTAGCCTACTACATTTCTATGAAGAAAGCGCCGGAACGGATACAGATCCTCAAGGCTGTTTACGAAGAAGAGTTCGAAAGAGCTGCGAGTGAGGACCGTGATCGGTCGTCTTTTAACATTAGTCCACACGCTGCGTATTACAGGTGATCTATGGGAAAGTTTGCAACAGGGAAAAAATCCTACGCGATCTCAGATAGATCGGGTCAACGCTATCCGTACCACGTCATGAAAGAAGAGTGGAACGGGTTGCTAGTTGGACCTGACGAATATGAGCCCAAACACCCGCAGCTAGAGCCTCGAACTACCCCGACCGACCCTCAAGCTTTACAAAATCCGCGACCAGACAGGGTAGAGCCCTTGAGAGTTTTTGTGGGCGTTCCTTTGGTCGAGAACAATAATTTAAAACCTGCCACCGCTTATGGTTTTGCAGGAATAGTTACGGTGACAACGTCATGAGTTTTACATACGCACAGCTGAAGTCTGCGATACAGGATTATACGGAGAACACGGAAACGTCCTTCGTAAACAACCTGCCTATATTTATTCGGCAGGCAGAAGAGCGTATTCTAAAGAACGTTCAGCTAAGTCTTTTCCGTAAAAACGTGACGAGCACGTTTGCCTCCGGTAATCGGTTGTTTGCTGCACCTGCCGACTTCTTGGCACCTTTTTCTTTGTCTTATGTTGACGCTAGCGGGGACCATCAGTTTCTAGAGTTTAAGGACCCTAGTTTTGTTCAGACATTCCACCCGAAACCCGCGACTACGGGCAGCCCTCGTTTCTACGCTGTTTTTGATATTGATAACTTTATTATCGGCCCAACCCCTGACAGCAACTACGCGACAGAGATACATTACTTCTATCGTCCGACAAGCCTGACAGCGGGTGCGGAAAGCGGCACAACGTGGCTGAGTGAGAACGCCGAGATCGCCATGCTCTACGGCAGCCTGATTGAAGCTTACACATACATGAAGGGTGAGCAGGATCTGACGGCTTTGTATGAAAAACGTTTTGGCGAAGCGCTTGTTGCTCTCAAGATGTTTGGCGAAGCCAAAGAAGTAAACGACGAGTTCATGACGGGTAAAGTTGTGAGGCAGAAACAGTAATGCAGGTAGAAGTCATAACAACAGATAGCAGGGGCTTTACCCCGGAAGAGCTGTCGGACCGGTGTGCGAAGAAAATTGTTTCTGTTGCAGACACTGCTCCGCCGGCTATCCGCGATCAAGCACATGCGTTTCAGTCTGCGGTAGAGGCGACTGTAAACTTTTACATGCACGAAGCTGTTAGGAATGATAGGCTTACGGTGTATAATGCTTTGTTGAGCGCGGGTCATCCAAAGCTCGCTGAGTTAGTAAAGGATCTGTAAACGTGGCAATTACCGGTAACGTACTCTGCACAAGTTTTAAAAAAGAGCTTCTATTCGGAGTTCATGACTTTGCTGCCAGTGGCGGTGATACGTTCAAGCTCGCTTTGTATACAAGCAGCGCAACTCTAAATGCGGATACAACAGCCTATACAACTTCGGGTGAAGCTTCGGGGGCCGGGTACACCGCAGGTGGTGCCGCCCTTACTAACATAGACCCGTCAGCCGCGGGCGGTACGGGATTCGCCGACTTCTCTGATCTTACGTTCAGTTCGTCGTCGATCACGGCCCGTGGCGCTTTAATATATAACTCAACGCCAAACACAGCATCTATTGCGGTAACCAACCCGGCTTGTGCTGTATTAGATTTTGGTTCGGACAGGACGACCAGTAACGGTAACTTCACGATTGTTTTCCCGACGGCGGATGCAAACAGCGCGATCATTAGAATTGGATAGGGACTTACAAGATGGCTAGTACGTATACCACTAACTTAGGCATTGAAAAGATTGGTAATGGCGAGCAGTCGGGTACATGGGGTACTACGACCAACGTCAACTTTGACATTATCGATCAGTCGGTAAATGGGGTCCAAGTGATAACGTTGGCGGGTACCGGAAGCACGGGTTCCCCCAACGATCTACCGATAAACAGCGGTTCTACAAGCGCCGGCCACAATAAGTACATTGAGTATTCTGATGGCGGCGATCTGGGTGGGACTGCTTATGTGCGGCTAACGCCTGAGACTGCGGAAAAAATTGTCCACATCCGAAACAGTCTTTCTGGCAATCGAAGCATTATTGCGTTCCAAGGGACGTACAACGCGGCTCGGGATTTTGAGATCCCTAACGGGGCTGATGTTGTTCTTAAGTTTGATGGTGGTGGTAACAGCGCAGCGACGGTAACGGATGTTTTTGCGGATCTTACGGTAACCAAAATTACGGCCACCACGGTTGACATTAATGGGGGCGCTATTGATGGAACGACCATCGGGGCGAACTCGGCAGCGGCAGGTACTTTTTCGACGGTCAATATTGACGGCGGGACTATCGACGGGACCACTATTGGTGGCGCGACACCTGCGGCAGGTAACTTTACTACTGTAGACATCGACGGTGGGTCTA